CTTGGCAAGTTTAACACTTTCACGTATCATATCTGGCTCACCAAGTACAGGTGTTACTGTCTTATAATTACATTCGTTACATTTCCATCTTTTTTTTGGTTTTACTGTATCGTTTAGACCATTTCTTATCAGGTCTCCACTGCCACATTTTGGACAGCTAACGATATAGCCTTCATCATTATAGATTATCATAGGTATGTGACTCCAAGTTTAGATTAAACTTTTACAGGTCTTTTATATTTTTCAAAGTATGTTTTAGCTTCATTGTATACAATAATTTCTTTATCTCTATCTTTTTTTACAATATATTTAGCTAATATCATTTCAACTTCATTAAGTCTACTTTTTAATTCTGATATTTTATCAGTATAAACCTGTTCAGGCATTGTTGTTTCAAATACATCTCCCATTAGTGAATTACTCCTATACGTGTTTCAATTACTTTAATTCGATGTTTTAATCCTGTCAAACCTTGATCAAGATCATCCATTTTTCCCATAAGTTGACGTACTGTTCTT